AGGTGAGACCATAACTTTTAAGGAAGATTATGGAACTATTCACGCTCCAAGCCCTTTGGGCATTTCTCGCTATCATTTTGATAGACATTGTATTAGCCGGTGATAACGCTCTTGTTATCGGAATGGCGGCTAACAAATTACCAGACCACTTACGCAAGAAGGCAATCTTTTGGGGGACCTTTGGTGCTATTGCTATACGCTTTGTATCAGTTGCGGCATTGACTTACCTACTGATGATCCCAGGACTACGTGCCATAGGTGCCGCGGCATTAATATGGATTGGGTGGAAACTAGTATTCGATCACGGTGAACACAACATTGACGCTAAAGACACATTCTGGGGTGCGATTGGTACCATTGTAGTTGCTGACGCTGTTATGGGCATAGACAACGCACTAGGTATTGCCGCAGCCGCTAACGGAAACTTCGTACTGGTCATTGCTGGCTTGTTAATCAGTGTGCCGATTATATTGTTTGGTGCTACTATGGTCAGCAAGATTCTACAACGCTGGCCTGACACTGTGTTTGTGGGTTCGTTTGTGTTGTTTGCCGTTGCTATGTTAATGTTAATGAAAGAACCATTAATGGCTGCATGGTGGGCCGGACTTGTTCCATGGGCCGCCGCTATTGTACCTTGGGCAGTTGCGTTAGTGATTACTGTTATTCAGTACAACAAGGCAAGATTACATTTACATAAGAAGTATTTGTTTAAGTCATAAAAAAACCCCGCAAGGGGTTTTTTAATATCCTTGTCTTACTGTAATAGGAGCACAGCCGCCAGTGGTAGCACAAGTGGTTGTAACTGTGACATTCTGCCCGCCAGTTTGATTAAGTATAACACTGGCAGGGCCGCCTGCGTTGGTCATATCTATTGTGGCACGGTTAGTAATGTTGCCTTCTTGGACAGCACTTAGGCTATTATTGTTGCCCGTAATGGCAGTGTCTAAGTAATGTTGGCCAGTACCTTTCTGTACTGCTTCGATTGTATTGTTATTTCCACTTACTGTGGTAAACATTATCTTGTTGCCGTTGTCTGTTTGTTTCTTAGTTACATTATTTTGGTTACCATTAATAGTAGTTTCCATAAAATGGCCGCCGACTCCGCCTGCGTTACTTTGACGTGATGTTAGTGTATTATTTGATCCATTAACTGTGACATCATGATATTGTCCGTTAGTACCAGTAACTAGTCCTTGGTCGTTTCTTGCCTGACTGATATCAATAGCATTATAACTGCCTGTTACACCTAATTTAATTTCGTTTTGTCCAATGCCTGGTGTACCTTGTTTAACAGTGATAGTGTTAGTACTGCCGTCTAGTGTTGCGTCAATTTTATTTTTATTGCCATCTTGTTCCATAGTAACAGTATTACCGCTACCACTGACTTGATCAATGTAAATGCTGTTGCCACTTGTGATAGTTTTGTTAGTCCAAGTGTCTATCTTAGTTTGTTGTCCTGTTATAATTTCGCTGGTTGTTCCAAATATTGTCTCGCCGGCAGTGCCTGTGCCAATAGTAACATATGACGGGTACATTGAAACTGCGGTACCACTCATGTCAATTAGACTACTGTTACCGTATAACGCACCTGTGGTATCTATAGTATTTGTTTCTGTTATCCATCCTGTACTAAATGCTGAGTTAGGAACTGCCATACGACCAGCACCATAATCCCATTGGAGTCGCATGCCGTAGCCGCCTACGTTGTTCCAATACCATGCTTCAATGTTGTACGTTTGCCCAGCAACTATATCTATCCATCCAGAAGAAGTATAGCCTCCTAAAATATTTTGTAGTTGATTTGTTGATCTATCGTTGATAATAGTTTGCCCGTTAACCTTCATAACAAAGCCGTCATCACTGTTACTGTAAAAATATAATCTATACACAGTTCCTGCCGTGCGAACTTCTGTAGTCGGAGCAGTAATTGTTCCTGTATAAGATACTAATGTACCAGTGCCCATGCCTGGAAAACTTCCGTTCGTTGGAACATAGATACCGTTTGAAGTGCGTCCACTGGCAACTTGTGTGTATGCGTTGGGAGCCATGTTGGGCACAACATATGGGCCTAATAAGTTTTTTCCACATATTCCAAGCACACAGGTATAAGTGTAGGCATCATAGTCGTATACCTTGTAGTTCAATCCTTGTAATACGTTTTGACTTGTAGTAGTTGCCGTACCATTAGATTCAATTGTAGTTACTCCGCTGGTTGTAACTCTAGCAACAGGAGTTGTGGTTGTAGTTAATACACCGTTTACAATTTTGTTAGTTACTACATTAGACGCAACGCGAGTTTGATATAATGTTTCAGTTCCGTTGCTACTAGACGTTGTATTATCACTGTATGATGTTGTAGTCACAGGAGTACGATACACTGTAGTAGTGTTACCGCTAACTACATTTCTTGTTGTGTATGTAACTGCTGTGCCAGTTACTGTTCTTACAGGTGCCGAGGGTGTTACAGTTTGTCCAGCGCCAAGTACAGTTGTTGATCCACCTTGAGCATAGGTGTTAACTTGTGTTACTGTGGGGTTTAATGTGCCAGTCCAAGTGACTCCACTAGTGTTGGCAAATCCTTGTGTCATACTAAACAACTGTCCAGTATTGTTGTCATTACCTACAAAGAAGAAATAGTCTGAGCCCATGTTGATAATATGTCCAGTACCCATCACTGCTTTCTGCGTTCCGTTGGCAGTATATTGAATTGCGTTCCAAGGATTGGTAGCATCACCTGTTGGTACGAACGCAACGTAGTCGCCTGCGCCCCAACTTAACTGCCCGTTAAACCAAGGAATTTTATATGCTGTTCCTGGTTGTTTACTATAGATTTGACAAGTGGCTGTGTACATACAGGCGCTGACATTCCATTGACTGTCAGCAACTTGATATTGTCCGAACTTTAAGTCAGCCAAGCCTGCGGCTTGACCGTGTGCGCTTATACACACAGTTAAAAAAAATAGGAACTGAATGAAACGTTTTATCATTTTTGTGTAAGGCTGATAATTGTATTGCCGCCTTGATTAACACGGTTCTTAAATTCAACGTTGTTCTGCGTCATGTAAAGTGTTGAGTTCTGGGTTTGTGGTGTTGTTACACATTGTATGTCGCTGCCGCTGTCACGACATAGTGTTACACTAGGATCGTCTTTGGTTACAATGATGCCGCTGGACTTTTTGTAGTCAGGTAACATACTGTCTACTTCTTCTAGGAATTTAGCATCAAGACCGTTACCTACCATATCAAACATATTGGCGAGAAAATTACTGTCTAGAAAGTTACGACTTAGTCTATCCTGGAAAAACTGTTTGGCACTATCGTCCAGTGCGTTAGTCAGTCCTTGTTCTTTTAAGAAGTCCACATCCAATGCTCCACGCATTTTTTTACGATCGTCTTCTTTATCTTTTTTCATCTCTTCGGCAGGAGATACTAATAATGTTTCGATGGCATTTTCACTAAGATTTAACACCACTGGCTTGCTGGGTAATTGACTGCGACTGTTTACTTTAGTGGCTTGGAATGGTTGGTTTAAGATAACAACGCCAGCATCTGTTTCAACTGATATTTCACCAGTCTTACAGTTTAGTTCAATATCTTTAACTGTGCGTGTCTTACGATCAGTAGGGCAACTGGGCAACAAAACAATCGTGCTTTGTCCTAGCTCGTCTACACTTGCTGTAAAGTCTGTACCACGTACTGATATTGTTGCTGTTGGTGTGTTTAGTGCTACGTTCTGTGGACTATTTTTAGCAATTTGTCCGCTAGCATAGCGTACAGTACCTAGGGCAATTTTAGCACCTAGTTTACCTGCTTTACTTTTTGGATCATAAACAAAGTCGTCAATAACCAGTTTACTGTTTTCGTTGACCTGTACCTTTGTGTCATCCTCAAAGGTAATGCCTACTTTACCTGCTTGTGTCTTTATGGCGTCATTCATTTCAACACCAGTACCCTTAGCACCAGCGAGCGTTTTATTTGCTCTCTGGATACTAGGGGGTGTGTTTATCTGTTCTGTTACAGTGCCAATCGCGGCATAACTTAGCGATGTACCCAGCAATGGTAAGAACAGTATCGCTGGCCATATTTTCATTGTTTACCTATTTTACTGTTTCTGTGTTATGTTATAAATGTTACTATTAGCCGCAGTTCCTGCGCTACCCAACTTCAAGTTAAACACGTTGGCATTTGCTGTGCCTGTTTGACTTAATGTTACGCTGTTGCCTGTGCCATTAATATCCATTACTGCTTGATGTCCAACACTACCGCCAGCACCATCTTGTGCTACAGAGATTGTGTTAGTAGCACCCTGTACTTGAATGTCAACAACACCGTTGTCACCGTTCAGTGTTGTGCTTACTTGGTTGCCTGTGCCACCAGCAGTGGTAATAGTTTGTCTGGTTCCACTAGCACTAACTAATGAAGTTAAACTTGCTGAACCGCCACTTTGCAATGCTGCCAACTGGTTATCATTGCCTGTCATTCTAACTTCAGCATAGTTACCGCCGTTAACTTGGATTACACTAACAATAGAATTACTTAATGTTGTTGTACTAGTTCCAAGTTGAAAAATTGCTGTGTTATTACTACCTGTTATATTACCGCTGTTAACAGTGGAATATGTTAAGTCAACACTCTTTGTACCTGATACTGTTGCATCAATTCCCAAGTCTAATTTGTTGGTGCTACCAGTTTGATTAATGTTAACCAAAACTGAGTTACCTCTAATTAGTGCCGCTATTGTCTTGTCATCACCGCCTTGACTTTGTAAGCCTCTAACTTGGTTGCCAGCCCCGTCTTGATTAATTGTGACGTTAGCGAAATCGCCAGACTGATCAATGTAGATACTATTGTCTGCTGCCATACCCAATGATGGCATTGCAGCCAACATCAGAATTGTAAGTACTTTTCTCGACAACTTACCAGCGCCTTTGATTCTTTTGTTCATTTTGTTTACATATTAGACATTACTCTAATACGCTCCTTGGCCGTAGCCGTTAAATTAAGTTTATTACTCCGTTCCCCCGTACTCGCTATCTTATGGTTTGTCAGTTCCGAGTACTGAATTTTTGACAAACCCTTTACGCTTCTCTGCGTCTCTTACTTGGTGCCAACCTTCTGGTCCTGGAGTAATAATGTGTAATTCAGCGCCTTTCTTTAATAGCCAAGTGCGCTGACTGTTTTCATTTGCTTCTTTATATACATATGAATCTTCTTTTAAATACCTAGCACCAAATAAATCTACTGTAGGTTTTAAACCAGTTTGCATCGCTGTTACTTTTAGATCTGCTTTTGGTTCTTCTTTCTTTACTTCTGTGATGGCACTGGGTGCGGTTTCTGTTTTCGTTTCGGATTTGGTTTGTGATTGAACCACGACATCTTTCTTCTCCTCTACTTTAACTTCGCTACTGATTACAAAATCAACAGGCTGTGCTGGAACAAAGGAAATAGCAGGAGGTGCTGTTTTCAAACTTATCTCCGGCTTAAAATCCCATACGCCTTTACGTTGACCTTCCTTAATTAATTCTACTACTGCCATTTCTGTTGCGGCCTTAACTGCGTATGTGCCTGGCTCATTGATTGTTAAGCCTGTTTCTGCCTCAAATGATTTCGTTGCGTTGTCGAAAAACTTCAATGCTGTTACTGAATCTGCTGTTGATAAAATAGTTTTTTGTACTGTGACACTGGATAATACTTTACCCGTGTTCACACTAACTGCTCGCAGACTAATTGTTACTGTGTCTGAACTCCACTGTGTTTGCTTGCCAATGCCAAATATACGCATTCCAGCACCACCACTGTTTGTACTTGAGTCGTAACCTACAATACCGCCTTCTATAATAATTCCAGCAAACTGCATAGGCATTAATGGCTTGGCACCTGCTCCTTCGTATGCTTCGCGCATCTGACGAATTATCAATCGTTCTTTAGTTAGGTTATCAATACCCACACGCTCAACTACTTCGAACCAACGTCCTTGTCCAACATCACTCAGTGCCTTGATTAAGAATGTTTCTGCACCCTGTGTAACCGCTGTTGATAAACTTGCTATGTTTGCTTGTGGACGTCTTTGTCCTGTTTTATCAGCAAAACTGTATACTGCTACGCTAACTGGTTTGCCCGCCGCAGGAGCAGGAATCGTGTCGAATTCTTTCTTAACACCCTCTCGCTGTGTAGTTAGTGTTGGATCTGTTTCAGTCAACCCAGTAGTATGTATAACGGCACATCCGCTTAACATTACTACAATTGATAGGGCCAATATTGTCTTTTTCATATCCTATCCTCAGAACTGCCACTGACCCAACGGTATAGTAATCTGTGTACTATTGCCTGTTGTGTCTGTCACAGTCATATAAACATTTGAACTGTCTTTAGTCCAAAATATGGTGTTACCTTCGAAGTTTAATGTGCCACTGTTACTGCCGCCATTGGCAAACATCTGGCTTGCCAAGTTCTGGCTAATCTGTGCGTAGATACGCGATTCCAAGTTGTTCATGAACTTGGCTAAATTTGTGTTGGCTTTGTCTGCTTTGGCTTTGTCTAATTCTGCTTGAATTTGATCACGTACAGCCTTTCGACGTGTATGTTCCTGATTTTCTATTGTAAGAACGTGACTACTATATCCACTGCCGTTAAAGGCTGGACTCTTAAAAGTATAGTCAGCCAACGGTGCTGCCAATGTAAAAGAAGGCACTAATACTATAAGTGATAATAGTTTTTTCATTCGGTTCGCTCCCGGCTATCTCATTAATATTTAATCTAGCGCAAGAAAGATTCTATTACCACATAATAAAAAAGGGCTCCGAAGAGCCCTTTTATTAGTTAACTAAAGTGTTAGTTATTTTCTTTCACCGAACAACTGTAATAAGTTAAGGAATAAGTTAATAAAGTCCATGTAAAGCGTTAATGCACCTGTTACTTCAACTGCTGGGTCTGAGTCAACACTTACCATTTCACGAATTTGTTGTGTATCATAAGCAGTTAAACCTAAGAAGATGATAATAGCCAACGCACTAATAACCATAGCCATCACACTTGAACCAATGAAGATGTTAACAATGCTGGCAATAACAATAGCAATTAATCCTATGAACATAAACTGTCCGAGACTTTCCAAACTACGTTTTGTAAAGTATCCATAAAGGCTCATAGTACCAAACAAAATTGCCGCACCCATAAACGAGCTAACAATACTACCCATATTAAACACTGCAAAGATTGTGGCAAAGCTCAATCCCATTAATGCCGCAAAACCATGTAAGCATAACTGTGCTACACCTTTGCTGGGGTTATTGCTCAACACCATACTAACGCCAAAGATTGCCGCTAGTGGAGCAAAAATTACAATCCACTTTAACACACCGGTGAAAAAGAATTGCAATAGTTCTGGACTAGTACCTACAAAATAACTGACTAACATTGATACAATAACTGCCAGGCTCATATGTCCGTAGACACGACCCATTGCACTATTGATTTCTGTTGCTGAACGATATATACCCACACCGCCTGTATAACTTGAACCAAACATATTAATCTCCTACAATTAAATTGGTGCCCCTTGTCCGACTCGAACAGACCACCTACTGATTACAAATCAGTTGCTCTACCAGATGAGCTAAAGGGGCAGATGTTTTATTATATATTAACTTAGAGATATTTGTCAAGCAGTTTTGGATTAACGGATTGCGAAACCCATTTTACCAACTGGCCTACGTGTGGCGTAGAAGTTACTGCTGGCATCCAATTTAATCGTACCCGTGAATACTGGAGGGTAGATTACTTCAAAATTGGAAAAGTATGCGCCGCTACTTGGATTGCCTTCTGCATCCTTAGTCGGCTTTTGTGCCAAAGATGTTTTAACCTGTAACATGTTAGAACGTTCTAGAATTGCTTTAAAGAACGAATCGGTTTTATAATCTTTGTTTACTTTATTTGCAGACCCTGTTGCTACTGCGGCCAACAAATGCCAACCAATTCTATAGTCTGGACGAGTGTTATCATCAGTGCCTTTATATACTAACAGCCCTTTCAAATCACTGCCCAATTCTTCTTCGGAAACCTGTTGCTGATCTCCATCGATTATTTCTAAAATTCTTGCGGCTTGGTCGCCGTCGATTATACCTACTTTAACACCTAATTGCAGTGCGCCAGCAATCGATCCGTTTCTTTTCCACTGAGTGCTCTTTTCCACATAACTCATATCTGGATCTTTAATAATGTTTACAATCTCCAGCAATGTGTCGAATCCTGGGTTAACCTTAGGATCAAATAATCCTTCGTAACGATCTGGATATTTAGAAATGTCATCCACTACTCCAGACACGGATGCCTTTGCTCCGCCTTGCTTGTCTTTTGAACTCACACGTATAATAATTTCACCGGCTTCACCGCCAGCAAATTTCAAATAACTGTCGTAGAGTTTTTCAGCAGGATCATTAGGAAATTCTGCGCCAGTGGCTGTTTCAAATTTTAATCCCATACCTGCTTCGGCTTGTTGCCACGCACCACTTAGGAATTTCTTTTTAATTAATGAAATCGGTGCGGCTGTTTCGCCCAAGTCAATCTCGTAACTCTTAGCATAGTCACCTGCACCTGGAATAGGATTACTACTACCAGCGGCCACTGCTTCTAATAGTTGAACTACTTGTTGCTTGATATCATCTGAAAGATCGTCTCGACCTTGAATGGTACCTTGTACCTGTGTAGGAATATCGTCTACTGCTATAGTTACGTTAGTTGGAAGAATCCCAACTGGTTTTAAGTTAGTGAGAGCACGTTGCTGTACTCCGCTGATTTTATCTTCTTCACCCTTCTTGCCACTTAACTGTACATAACCTGTTAGGTCTGAAAATTGTTTAGTTTGTAAAAAGATTGGGTATGCACCTGGCTTCTTAGCAGGCTTAAGAGCAATCCATGCTATATTCTTCTGCGATGTTTCGTCTTTGAAAATCATTACCAATGCCGCACCTGATTTTTCTGGTACGCTTAGTCCTGCCACAGGAGGCAGTGTCAGTGCATTGGATACTGCAACGTTATTGGCTTGAACATAGTCCATAATCTCTGGAACTAATTCTTGATAATTATCTCTACGATCTGCATCCTGCGGGAATACCTGCGATGCTATCATATTGATGACGTTACCGTCTGCGTTTTTAAAGGCTATTCGTTTGCCACGTCCTGCTTCTTCAGCTCGTCGTGCCATACCGCCTTCGGATTCGATTAAAATAAACTCTTTTGCTCTCATAGTTTAGTATTTAGCGAATTTCTGGGAAGAGGCATTCCTGTATGAAATGCTGTACATCGTCTTCACTTAACCCTAAACTAACCATCACACGCGGTGTATGGGGGTTGCACTTTTGATTTTGTGCATAGTAGTTCTGTGCTTCTGTGGTATCTGCCACTGTGTTGTTTGTTTCTGACACTGTTTCCAGATAGTGTGCAATCGTAGTTTTAGCAAGATTTGTAATCTGCTCTAGTTCTTCTTCATTGCTGACATTGCCTGCGGCTACCATACTACCGCTGAATATGTTGGTAGCCCACTCAGGCAACTTGCGCTCTTTGCGCCATTCTAATTTGGCCACTTCATCGTGAAACCATTGCATCATAGGATGATTAGGATCGCCTGCTTTGCTGTAATCATGGAAGCAACCGGTAATCTTATTCTTACCGGCGATAACATCAAAGCCGTAAATTGGTGCTGGGTTATGTGTATGCGGGAAGATGCAACAGTGCATCATCCATAGACCTTTGGTTTCTCTTGCGTCGACTACATCGACATGAGCCCGACGATACAAGTCGCTACTCCACACCCTATTGACCCAGCCAGGCTGATTAAAGCGATCCATTCCAGGCTCGTTAATTTCTTTGCCGGTTTTGTCGAATGAGTCTTCCAGTAAGTGTTGTATCTCAATCAGTGTCTCCCATACTTTACTCATAGTCGGGTACAACATCCATCATTTCTTCAAACAGTTTTGCCGCAAAGTCGAAACATACTTTTGCTTCGTCTGCCAGACTGTCGTCTAATTTTGTTCTAATTCGTTCTTTAACTGATTCCGGATTGTCACCAAATTGATAATACTTGCCGGCACCTGGAACTCTCTTGGCAATCATCTGCCCGCCACTTAGGTCTCCCATGTGACGTACATAGATGTGCGCCATTAGTTTCTGTGGGTCATGTGCGATACTGAGAATGTATTTGATATACTCGTTAACCACTGGACACATCTTTGGAGGTTGGTCCATATTTTCGACTCCCCACAACTCTAAAAAATCTGACAAGATAGCGGGTGCTCTGCGAATCTCAGGAAAATCATTTAGTAGTCCATGACGCATAGCACAGACTTCTAAAATTTCATAACACGGATGTTGATTTTTTAGATATGTTGCGTATAGTTTAGGATTTACATTTCCTGAAAATAAGACCTTTACAAACGGTCTAGTTTCTGCTCTGCGGTGTTGCTCGTGTGTAAGGTCTTTTAAACTCATTCGGAATCTACTTTAATTTGTAATGGGAAGCCTGCTTGACGTGCAACGTGTGTGGCCTCTACACCTTTTTGTTCTGCAATTTCATAAGTGTATACTCCTACTACTGCGGAGCCATCGTTGTGTACAGTCAGTGTAATCTGTTCTGCGCTTTCTCTGGAGTGTTTGAACACTGTCATTAATAGTTCGATAACAAAGTCTATAGGAGTTTTATCATCGTTTAAAAATAACACCTTATAACGCTTAGGTTCAGTGATATCGATTTTGATCTTTTCGTCAATTTTAATTTCGGTGTCTACAGTTGGCATTTTCGCCCTCCATTCTTAATGGTATTTATTAGTGGGGGCCGGAGCCCCCGATATTTACTTAACTTCTTTCACTTCAATCTTACGTGGCAGAAGCGCCTCAGGAACAATGCGCTCAATTTCAATTGTAAGCACACCATCCTTAATTTCTGCTGACTTGATTTCCATGTGTTCTGCTAGAGTAAATCTACGTTCGAAATCACGGAAAGCAAGACCTCTGTGTAAGTACTCTACTTCGTATTCCCCGGCAGTGGCATTGATTGCCTTTACACCGCGGATAGAAAGTTGATCACCTTCCACTTCTACTGCAACTTCGTCTTTGCTAAAACCTGCTACAGCAACAACTATATTATACTTGTTTTCTCCGAACTTTTCAATGTTATATGGAGGATAGTTGTTCGAAATCTGATGTGCGAAGCGTGTTTCGAATGTATCGAACATAGTGTCGAAACCGATAAGTGCTCTGTTTAGAGCGGCTGTGTCAAAACGTGTTAATTGTGTCATTTTAAATCTCCTTAATTAAGCAAGAAATGTAGTAGGGCCCCACCCGGGCACCCTACGTTATTGAGTTTAGGTTGTTTCCTTAAACTCTGCGTCAACTGCACCATCCTCTTGAACTGGCTCAAATGGCTTGTTCTGTTTGGCTTGTGCAATCACTTGACTGGCTGAAACTAAGTCGTTAGTCTTTTGAGTAATAGCGTCTTTGTCAGTGCCAGTCAATTCTGTTTGAAGTGCTTTGATAGCATCTTCTACTGTAGTTTTATCTGTGTCTGTGAGTGTAGTTTCTTTGAGGTCATTTTCAACAGTATTGATCAATGCCTCGGCAGAATTTTTAGCCTCGATTAACTCACGTTCTTGTTTATCAGACTCTGCATTTACTTCAGCATCACGAACCATTTGTTCGATTTGCTCTTTGCTCAGTCCGCTATCACTCTTAATGGTAATAGTATTTTCTTTGCCAGTGTTTTTATCCTTGGCACCGATCTTCATAATGCCGTTAGCATCAATGTCGAATGTAACTTCGATTTGCGGAGTGCCTCTACGTGCTGGTGCAATACCGTCTAGTTTAAATTCGCCAAGTAGTTTGTTATACTGGAACAACTCACGTTCGCCTTGTGCAACCTTAATATCAACTGCTGGCTGATTGTCTTCCGCAGTACTGAATGTCTGGCTGGCTTTAGTTGGGATAGTTGTGTTCTTCTGTACTAACTTGGTAAACACACCGCCCATTGTTTCAATGCCCAAGCTCAACGGAGTAACGTCTAACAATAGAACGTCTGTGCGATCACCTGCTAGTACACTACCTTGAATAGCCGCACCAACTGCAACTGCTTCGTCTGGGTTAACATCTTTACGTGGAGCCTTGCCGAACAGTTTCTCAACTGCTTCTTGTACCTTAGGCATACGTGTTTGTCCACCAACAAGAATAACTTCGTCGATGTCTGCGGCAGTAACTTTAGCATCCTTCATAGCAACCTTACAAGGTTCAATACTACGCTGGATCAGTTCGTCTACTAGGCTTTCTAGTTTAGCACGAGTAAGTTTAACAACCAAGTGCTTAGGACCAGTTGCATCTGCTGTAACGTATGGCAGGTTAACTTCTGTTTGTGCGGCACTGGATAATTCGATCTTGGCCTTTTCTGCGCTGTCTTTCAAACGTTGCAAGGCCAGCATGTCATTCTTTAAATCAATTCCTGAATCTTTCTTAAACTCATCAACCAAGTAATCCATGATACGTTGGTCAAAGTCTTCACCACCGAGGAATGTATCTCCGTTGGTGCTTAGTACTTCAATTTGTTTCTCGCCATCTACGTTGGCTATTTCGATGATCGAAACATCGAAAGTACCGCCACCAAGATCGTAAACAGCAACTTTCCTATCTTTGTTATCAGACTTATCAACACCATACGCAAGAGCTGCCGCAGTAGGCTCGTTAATAATACGCAGTACTTCCAAGCCGGCAATTTGGCCAGCATCCTTAGTTGCTTGTCTTTGGCTGTCGTTAAAGTACGCAGGAACTGTGATAACTGCTTGTGTAACTGTTTCACCTAAATAATCCTCTGCTGTCTTTTTCATTTTACGCAGAACTTCAGCACTAATCTGCGGTGGTGCTAATTCTTTACCTTGGGCGCGAACCCATGCATCGCCGTTTGATGCTTCCATGATTTCATAGGGCATCAAGTCGATGTCTTTTTGCACAGCCTGTTCTTTGAACTTGCGACCGATAAGACGCTTGCTGGCATAGATTGTATTTTTGGGATTGGTTACTGCTTGACGTTTAGCACTAGCACCTACTAGTACTTCGTCATTGGAATAGGCAACAATACTAGGAGTAGTTCTAGCACCTTCGCTGTTTTCAATAACTTTGGAATTTCCTGACTCAATGACTGCTACGCATGAATTGGTAGTGCCCAAGTCGATACCGATGACTTTGCTCATAAATTTTCTCCTTATAGTAAGCAAGATTTTAATTGTGGGCTATTGCCCGTTTCGTAGAACCCTTACGGCATCCTACAAAATTATTTATCTCAGATTTTGTCGAGATTTGGTATTTTAGACCATTTTTTTAATTTTTCAACTTTGGCTCGTTTTGCTTCGTGTAACTTGCCCCAACTAACCACATCGTTGATCATTAAAATATCAATCATTGCCAGCATGTCTCCTAGTTCTTCTTCTAGGTGCTGACGATTTGTTTGTTCTGTTCCGTGCTTAGAATTATCTATGCCAAAACGTCTAATTTTACTCACTGCTTGAATAACCTCTGCACATTCTTCTTGCAGAATGTCCATAACTTCATTATTTGTTTCATCCATTTTTAATACATTTTCTTAGGTAGTTGTTGTTTACGTAATTCTTTCTGCCAGCGATTTTTAGCCGCTGACTTTTTACGTTTGCGTTCTGTTGTTGGCTTTTCGTAAAACTCACGTTCTCTTAATTCCACCAACAATCCCGAATCTTGTATTTTCTTTTTAAAACGTCTTAATGCTCGTTCGACAGGTTCACCGTCTTTCACGGTAACACCACTGCCACGTACTTGTTTATCCCTCATCGTCGTCCTCTTTTAATTTTGGAAAGTCGTAAAAACGATTTTTATTTAGTAGATCCCACGGTGCTTGCATATTTGTACATCTATAGTATGTAGTGGGAATACTCAAAATATAACTAAAGAATTGGCCAACGTTATCAGGACAGTTATCCATATCGATAAGGATATTGTCCACTGAATTGGCCACAGATAATAACCATGCTATATTATCTTCTTCTCCGGAGTACAAATATATGTTAAGATGTTCTGTGCAATTTACAGCATAATCATGCACAGCATCTTTAAGAGATTCGCTAGGTGTAATAACCAGCATTGTGTGACTTTGATCGTATATGCGATCCGGTGCTGTTATAATTTTGATTTTCTTCGTTGTATTCTCTGCCATAATGTTTCTGTGTCTTGTTCAGCATTTTGAACGTAAGTTACTCCTTGGTCTTCGTTATTTGCTGATTCTGTTCTTTCACTACGTAGGTTGTCTTTTTTTTTGAGCTGTCTGGTTCTATAACTTCTGTGAAGTCGGGCTTATATCTATCGCCAGTTACTTCGGTCATATAGTCGCCTGGACGCTCGTCCATTGCTGTTTCTCTCCAAGGCAATTCTTCTATAAGGCCTGCGTCTTTGAGTTTCTCTTGATGCTTAAGAGTATCGTCTGGATTATTTTCTTTCCATACTCGTTTGGCTTCTTTCTCTTTGTCGAGTTCGCGTTCTGCTTCTTCGATCATTTTGTTCCATTGTTCAAGTCCGACTTCTTCAACAATGTCAGTTTCTTCTTGTGGCATATAAGCACGAGCATGATCTACCATATCAACTTCATCGTCAGTTTCTTCTACACGGTAGTCTTGTATGTTAGCATATTTTGGATACATCCACCCAACTGGATGTGGGTCCACTCTTAGTGGTTGAGCTGGTGCGAATGGTTCTTTAATTTGTTCAATTTGCTCGTCTGTTAGTGGGCCATCATCGGGTTCGTACTTGGCTTCGTTCTGTGCGTCGACAGATGTTGGAACTGCAAGTACAGGCTCAGGTTCTTCCTCGTCTTGTTTACGGAACCATTGGAAACTATATTGACTAGCCAATAATAAAATAACAGCCAATGGATCGAATACAATAACGATAATAATGATTACCCATGTAACGGCTTTTTCTAATACGTTAGCATCGGGATTGTCTCCGTAGATGAATCCAGCAATATATTTTATAGGTCCGACTTCCGCTTCAACCTTGCGCACTTCAGCGGCAATAGGCGCACGGGCATCGTTAAGTTCCGCGATAGACTTTTGCGACTGTGATATTTCATTTTGAAGTCTAACACGTTCTTTCTGCTGGGCGCGACGCAGAGCCACAGCCTTGTCGGCACCTTTTTCATCTGTTGAGCGGCCCAGTACTTGGTCCACTCCTTCATCCATCTGTTTAAGTGCCTTACGGTTTGCTTCAATATTCTCTTTCTCGGTTTTGATCTTTTCATCATATACTGCAATCTTACTTTGAACATCACCACTTACTAAACTTTGGTCACTGTGCGCTTTACTTAGGAATCCAAAAATACCCATGCTAGTAATTAACATTAGAATAGCAATAGCGGCTAATAGATAGCCTCTAATAAAGTTAGGTGCTCTGCCCCAGTTCTGTTTCAACCAAACAGTTGCGGCTAACTTGCTGACTTCCAATGCCACTCCCATAACAATGATAGGAATTACAGCCGCAGAGAAAATGGCCACAAGGCCCGCTACGCTGTAATAAATGGCCACAGCGGATATGGTTAATCCGCTGAGTAGTGTCAGCCAAGCAATTAATTTGTCACTGGTTTGATATCGCATAATCTATTATTTATTGACGGGCAAAGGTCCAAAACTGACTATCTAATGTATGACATCCGACTTCTTCATATTCTCGACTTTTGCCTTGTTTATATACCAGGGTAATTAGTTTACGGCATACTCCGCCCTGTACGTGCCACGATAGTACAGGCTTAATTTTACCCCACGATTCTTCATTGTTATTATACCACTCCATAACCTGTCCGTCTGGTACAGACTCTAGTGTTAGTATAACAGCATTTGTGTGTCTACGTCTATCTTCTCTACTCAAGGCGCCATCCCAACTTTTAATCAAATTGGCAAATACTGTAACAGTACTGGCTGGCGAATCATAATCATTTCTCACACCACCAGTTGCACTCAGCGGTGTTCTTAAATCAGATGCCTGACTAGTTTGACAAATTAGCAGGGTCAGAAATGTAAACATAACGGCCCGGAGTGTGTGTTTCGCAAACATAGTTTCTTCCATATTGTGTGACTACAGGACGACAATTTTGATCAACACCAATTCTTGCAGGTATATGGCGTTCAACAAAATCATCAGAGCATCTTACAGTAGTTTTGCTGGATACTTTGGAACCATCACTGACTTCGATAGTTTTAGAAGTATTGCAGAACTGTGCCGTTTTAGTAGGCGTCGAACTACACCCTGACAGTAGAGCAATAATCACAAACATTGCAATTATTGCCACCCACAGATAGTTCTTAACTGTGTAAGGGCGTGTCATTACTGTACTGCCCGATTCTTAAGAGCATTAAAAGTTTCTTCAGTCATTTTCAGACGAACGTATGTGTAATACTGTCCGTTGTAAATGTACTGATACTTTTTAGACTCCATTTGATTTTGAATCAAAGTATTGCCTGTGCTAGTCTCTACTTTGGAATGTGCAGACTTGCGTTCGTCGATGAACTCCACCTTAGTCAGTGAGTTTACACGACTACCGATTCGTTTGGCAAAACTGTCTAATGCAAACGCATCTGCTTGTAATTCCGATGCTTGAGCAAACTGACTTTGACCCATACCGCAAGAGTAGACAAAGCCTTCTCGTGCCCAGAACCAACCTTCCTTGCCACGTTGTTCGCAGTCAGCGTACCAAGTAGGCTGTGCCGCAGTTTTACGAGTTTCAACTTCTTTGACTGATGCACAACCAACGAGAGTTGCAATCAGCGGAGCAATAATAAGAGCCTTTTTCATAATGTGCCTTTCTGTGTGTGAAACAATTTATTACAGTACATAGTATAACACCACCCGTAGGTGGTGTCAACTGGTTTGGTAATCGATATTACTTGAAGAATATCAAGGCCATTAAAACCGCTTGAACAATAAATCCAAAACCAATTGTAACTACGTTCAGCATATCCTTTTGGACAGCGGCTTTGACAAACAACAATGATAAACCAGTCCAAACTAATAATACCAAATCTACTGTTGGTAGTCTGTCTGTTAGTCCGCTCATCACAGCCAAAAGGCTCGGAATAGTGCTGGCATGTAAAACAACTACAGCCAACCAACCAAATGTCTCTGCTGAAACATTGGATATTTTGTTAGTGACAAAATCTTTGAGTTGATCTATATTATTAATCATATATTAGCCTTTCTGTTTATAAAAAATATGCTGTCCAATTTTACCTATCTTTTCGAGGTTCCACTTTGGGTTAACGTAGGTGGCATGATAGAACAAAGCATCCTTGAGAACGTCCAATCTGAAATTTTCAAGTAAAACTTTCTTAGCAACTTCGTAACTTTCATTATATGCCTCCTTGTTGATAGGTCTAGTTTTTGCGGCAGAATCACATGCCCAGGAAAACTGGCATACAACTCTTTCCATAACTACATTTTTTTGATAAACTACACCGCAAACATCTGTACCAAACTTGCCTGATGCAACACGGTTCATTGTTACTTGCGCAACTGCAACTTTACCTTCAAAGGGCTCATAACCTGCTTCGCGATAAATGTTGATTGCCAAGCAATCCAGTTGACGCTCACGTGTCTTGATAGACACCACGTCCTGAGAGTACATGCCGCCTTTTTCACGCAACGACTGAAATTTTGTAGTCGTTACACTTTGTACCAAAACGGCAACCATAATTAGTCCTATAAAACAGGACACCAATCTAAATGACTTTTCCATAAGTCCTCCTTTCACTTGGTGTGATCCAAACTTCAAATCACATTACATTAAGGGAGTTAACTTCACGAGGCTCAATTACAGAACCCTGACATACGTGTAGTTGTCTCCATTGGACGCACAATCTCATAACTTGTGTGCCTTTGGAGCCTTGACCGCCCGAATCTCACGGGTTTCCAATTGGCCAAGACTCGCGGGATTGAATAAAACTTGCATCTAAATCAATCCAACTATCTTAGTTTCTTTGCGAAACGTATAATTATATAGTTCATATTCCATAATCTCCTAGTAATATAGGCCTTATCTTCTCATTTTTGAGATATCAACGGCTTCTTCGTCACTGAAAACTGGAACTGCATTACTCTTGTGCATTGTAGCAATGCCTTTAACTTTGGTGCCTGTATAGACCTTAGAAGGTTTAAGAGTGGCATTGCCTAGTCCGGTATCCCTACTAGGAATATGAGCAGTAGTGTTCCGACCTTCTGGAATTTTAAGACTATAACTGCTACTCAAACTAGGAGCACTAAGCCCTCGAGTACGCTTCTTGTCTTCTGCTTCAACAGCCCAACGCTTTTGTAACTCTTTCCAACTTTCGTCCAATTCACGTGCCTTTCTAGCATGTTCGGCTGACGCGAATTTCTTTTTGCCTTTCTTTTTGCCGGTGGTACTAAGCCACGGTCCTTCAAGGTGCATACTCAAAATTGCCTCCAAATACTGTTACTATAGGACTAGTATACAGTAAGTTTTGGTGTTAGTCAAGTGTTTTGGTTTATACCCGAAATGATTCGCCACAGCCACAGCGATCACGTTCGTTTGGATTGGAGAAGTCAAATCCTTCATTGAGTCCGTTGCGAACCCAATCCATAGTCATTCCTGTTAGGTAAACTGAATCTTTAACATTTACCTTAATGACAAAGTCCGGATAAACGATGTTATTATCATATGGACTAAAACTAATATCGTTTAAGTATTCTAACACATAGGCCATTCCACTGCACCCTGTTGTCCTTACACCTATCCGAATGCCTTTATATGCTTTCTTACGTAACAGTTCAGTTACTTTTTCAACTGCGCGGTCAGTTAGAGTGATCATGTTTGCTCTTATAGTCTGCCACTGCGGCTTTGATTGCATCTTCTGCAAGTATTGAACAATGTATCTTAACTGGAGGTAGGGCTAGTTCTTCGGCAATTTTGGAATTTTGAATTTCTCCAGCCTGGTCAAGTGTTTTACCCTTGAGCCATTCTGTGACAAGACTTGAACTTGCGATAGCCGATCCGCACCCATACGTTTTAAATTTTGCATCTGTAATGATACCCGTATCGTGGTCCACTTTGATTTGCAATTTCATTACGTCACCGCAAGCCGGTGCGCCTACCATGCCGGTGCCGACATCTTCCTCGTCTTTGGGAAAACTTCCCACGTTACGTGGATTTTCATAATGATCAATTACCTTGTCGCTGTATGCCATATTAGTTTCTTATTATACGCTAAAACTACTTCCGCATCCACAAGTTGATTGTGCATTTGGATTTTTAATTGTAAACTGACTGCCCATCATTTCTTCCGTGTAGTCAATAACTGCACCTTGCAAGTAAGTCATACTCATCGCATCAATAAGTAACCTTACGCCAGAACGTTCTATTAAAAAGTCATCTTCATTTTGAACATCATCAAACGTAAACCCGTATTGGAATCCGCTACATCCGCCGCCTTGTACAAATGTACGTAGTTTTAGATTTGGATTGTTTTCTTCGGAGAGTAAATCTGTTATTTTTGCCGCTGCCGAGTCGGTAATAGTTATTTGTTCCATGTACATATTTATTTGTATTTTAGTCCACGGATTGGTTTTTGTCAACCGATAAATATGAGTATGACAGCAATATGTAGATTAACCGATTTAGGAGACGGCGCCGAGTGCGCAGATCCAAGCTCAAGCCACAGAGCATACACCACCACGTTTGTAACCGGTGCAAGCACAGTGTTTATTAACAACCTTGCCGTGGTAAGAGTAACAGATGTAGGAGATCAAACTTGCGGGCACTCCAGCACCGCAGTCACAGGATCTGCTACTGTATTTGTTGAAAATCTTGCTGTCCATAGAATTGGAGACATTGGAGAAGGCGGTGCTGGTGATACATACACAGCAATTACTGGTAGTGCAACTGTATACAATGACGGAGCGTAATTATGCCACTATTAAATTTACCTAATCCGCCTGACGGATTTTCTTTTTCCGTTAATGGTTTGGGACAGCAAACAGGAACATTAATTAAGTCTGCGGCCAGCACAATAAACGATGCGGCAAAGAAACTTGTTAGTTCACTGCCTAAGTCAGATATCCCTGCGTTCAGCGCACCCGCAGATTCAAACGGTCCTAGTCTTACAGCCACTATGGATGCAATTAAAAACGGATCGATTAATAAAGACATTACTGCCAGTCTCAATAAAATTAGTAGTGTAGCAAGCTCACTGCCTAACGACATCAGTAATGCGGTAGCAGACGCTCAAGCGGCCATTGCAGCCAAGATGGCAGCGGCACAGGCACAACTGCCAAAGTTAATGGCTGTTGCACAGTCTAATATGGACTTAACTACTAAGATGGCATTGGCCAACGGTGCTCCTCCTACAGAAGCACAACTCAAAGCAGCCAGCGGTTCGTTGGCAATCTTTCAAGACGGACCTGCGGCATTAAAAGCACAGGCCGAAGGTATCAGTAAGAGTGTAGCAGAAGCAGGCAAAGACTTTGGCGCAAAATTGCCTGCGGCATTGAACACTGCCAGCAACTATGCCAAGGCGGGATTAGATAAAGTTGCATCACTGGCAACCACAGCCGGTGCTTCTGTTACTAGTTTTGCCAATAGTGTTCCAGCACAAACTATTCCTGATCCTAGTAATCCTGGACAGACAATTCCTAATCCAGCATATACTTCATTTGCGGCCAATCCAGCCAACGCTAGTAAACTAGCAAGTTTAGATAGTTTAAAAACTAATCTAACAACAGCGGCTGCTGGACTTACTTCTGCGTTTGGTGTAATAGAAGCAAAAGCCAATGCCGCAGTGGCCGGAGGCATTGCTGACTTGAAAGCATTTGCGGCAGCGGCACAGTTGGCACAACCTGCTGGCGGTATAATGGCCGAAGCCCGTGCATTAAGTATCGACGCTACTAAGGTCAGCGCCGCACAAATTAATAAGGTCATCGCACAATCAGCGGCCAGTAATCCGGCAGCGCCGCCTAAGGCCGCAGATGCCGCTATCAAAGAAACTAAAGTTAAAGAAGCCGAAGCGCCGGCAGCACCTGCCAATACAACGGCTATATTTGGCAAGAATCCCAGCGACAAAATTTCAGAAACATTCGTTGATGCTTATGCAATTCATTGGAACAAGCTCAATGACTTGTTTAAATCTCTTAGTGCAAAGGATAGCATCGATGCTCAGTTAAATGCGTTTTATCCCACCTATACCACAATACGAGATAAAGCCAAGCAAATCGAATCTGCTAAACCAGATGCGGCTAACAGAACTGATGAAGAAACATATTATGTTGACAAGCGAGCCAAACTTAAAGGGTTAGTAGATTATTATGTTGTCTATCAAGAAGTAATACGTATGCAAAGTGTATTGAACGAACGTGCCCGTCAGTATCAATTACTTAAGAAACTATTCGAAGAGAATAAAACGTACGGGGAAGCACCCTTGAGTATTGAAACTGCTATTAAAACATCAGCAGTCTTATCGGATGCAGAAGAAGCAAAATATTTTAAAACGTATGCGGATTTAATAAAAGCAAAGCCTGAGTTGGCTTTGCCTGCTAACTTAGCAAATCCGTATTCTGCGTAATTAAGCCAACGCAATACCAGTGGTATTTTGTGTATAACCGTCTGAAAATTGTTTTTCTGTAGGAGCAATCATACAGACATTTGCTTTGCTCATATCTACTTTAATTTCTGGATCCACTGATAAAATGTAAGGCATTAATGCCATGCCTTGCTGGGTCACATTAAGCACCATTGGCTTTGATAACTTATAGTGTGTGTCTGTTTCTTCTTCCAATTTGGCAATAATTTCTGCACCTGAGATTATCTTAAGTGTAACAATTTCGCCTACTGCTATGCCTTTGTTGATTAATAACATGGTTATCCTTTCAATGTATTAAAAAATTCTTCGTCTTTACCTGCAAGGCCTTGATAGCCACCAGGAAGGAGAACGCCGTCCTTGAAAATTTGTGGAACACTACGCAGGCCTTGATCCATTAGGAACTCACGTGCAGATGGTTCGTCTTCCATTTTAATAACTGTAAACGGAATGTCTTTGCTTTCTAACAATGCCTTTGCTCTATCGCAAAATGGACAGTTGTTTTTTGAATATACTGTAATCATAAATCTCTCTTATAAATTTGGTAATGAATCGTAGTCTAGTGTTTCGCTCATAATGCCGATAACGTAATTAGTCGATTCACTTTCTTGTAATGCTGTTTGTTTCTTGCTGGTATCACTGTGTTTATTAAACCAAGGGATAGGTGTTGACTTAGGTGCTGAACCGGTATACTTGATACCGATATCTTTCAACGCACCAACTGCTGTGTAGTCAACAAAATCTTTTAGAATGTTTGCGTTCAATCCAATAACTGGACCTTTCTTGAATAGATAGTCTGCCCATGCTTTTTCTTCACGAATAACATCCATGTACAAGGCATTAACTTCTGCTTCACAATCTGATTTGGCTTTGGCAAAACGATTATCTTCCTTAACTACTTGATTAATCAAGTAAGCAGTCCAACCTTTGTGCAATAACTCATCCTGTAGAATCAAACTGA